TTTTGGCAAAATTTAAATTGGCAGTAAAGTTATAATAATTACTAGCAAATTTGTCTAATTCTTTTTGCTTAGTTTCAACATATGAATTAAGAGTATTAGCAGCAGCAATAATGTGTTTAATACTGGCTTTTGGATCAGCGCCATTAACAACAATTGATAATTCAATTGGATTTAAATCTACGTTAATTTCACCATAACAGCTCTTGCGCTTCATATGGTCACAGAAATCATGTTCAGTACGAGCTACAGTTGCGCAATCACTGCAAATAGCTTTTCCAACTGCCGTTCCCATCGAAACAGAGTTTGAAACACCTGTCGCTACTTGTCGAGCTAATTGAGGATAACCTGCTTTATCTAACGCGCATAATGCAATCACTCTTTTGAGATTGCGATCATAATAGGTATCAACAATAAAACCTCTAACGTGATCTACTGAGCTAGATTTATGATCAATGCATAGAGGTTTACCGACCCATTTTTTATAAGCTTTAACTAATTCTTCTTCCGGGAAAATATCACCGTTGGAATTTTTATATGGCTTAACACTTGGATCATTACTTGTCCAGCGCCAGGTATTGCCTCTTTTATCCCAACCAACTTGAACTGGTTGGCCCTTAGCATTAAGCTTAATAGTACCATCATCATTTAAGGCCGCAGCTTCGGCTGCATGCATCATAACGGCAGAGAAATAAAGGAAGTCTTCCGCTTTGGGAGCAATTTTCTTAAGGTTGGACGCAAACTTTCGAAAGTTTTCTAGAATTTCAGGACTGACTGATGGCAAGCAAGAGTCAGTATTTTCTACCCTGCTAATCTCAATTAATTCGCCTAATTTAACAAATGCCATGCGTTATCTCTCTGATTTTTTGGGGGTAGGTTGATCAGTTTCAATAGAAGGCTCTTTATCTTTTTTAGATAAGTTCTGAGCGCTCTTCTTTTGCTCCTCTGTCATTTCTTCCGGAACAACAACTGAAATTATTTTTCCATCACCACGTTTAATAAAACCCATCTTCATCCTGCCATTGTCTAGATCTTTAAAGAAACTAGATTATGTTAATATCTGAATAATTACTGCTAGTTTTAACACTAACTTCACTCATTATATGTTAATATTCCTAGTTCTTTATTTTTCTAAAATAGATTAGAGTCCCTTTTCCTTGATTACTTCATTTAGCTGGTCTTGTCTTTTGTTAAATAAATCAACAATTAACGGTGTTTTCTTCTCGATTTGCAATTGAAAGGTATTACTAACAGTATCCACCCAGCTAGTCGCTAAAATATTATTTTGGATATGCGATTTGATTCTATCATCGACAATGGTACTAACCTCATCGCATTGTTTTTTCACTCCCTCAATTGCTTTTACTATATCTGATGGAAATGATTTTGATTCTAAATCATCAAACAATTTAGAAAAATGATTGACTTTATCCTCTAAAGTATCAATCGAAGAAATGAAAGACTTCATTAGCTTGATGGTTTGCGTATCCGAATCAAATAATTGCATTGCGTTAACGCATTTAAATGCTTCTCGCTTAAAATCATTGAAGTTTTCAATTGACTTGTCTCGGAATCGACGAATGGCCGCTCTGTTTTTAACAATCTCATTAGAGTCGACATCTGGATTATCCTTAAATGGCGTCTTCATAATATTCAAATGGTCTTGAGCAATCTCTAGAACCTTAATCGCATGATTAAAAAATAAAATGGCCTTTTCCGCCTGAACTTTTTCTTCATCGGAAACCTCGTAGGTCATCATAATGGAATATGCTTTGACTATTTTCATTTTATTTTATATGTTTTAAGGCAAATTGCCCCTGCTAGATATTAAATTTTATGCCCACTTCAGCTTAATTATAAATGAATCCGCCATTGTTTTCAGATGGACCAGCGCCCCTCATTCCTGCATCATTATTGTAAACCCCAACTTGAGGAATGACATTAGTTTCATTACTTGTATCTAAAGTAGATTGGTAGTTTTGACGAGTCGGCGATTGATCAACAATAAAATTGTAAACCGCATCCATTGGATTTTGTCTAGTTACTGATAAATATGGAGCAAATGAACCGTGATAGAATTGATCTATAAATGAATCATGATGTTTTCCCTGATATTCTCGTACATTAGAGACAATATCGGCCTCATTATAATCAGATTCTGAACGACATGATTTGATTAATTTCTGAAATAAATCCTGTGATTTTGAGTCAAATTTAGATAAATCAAGATCTTGAAGAACTTTGGCCGGCTTCTTATCTAAATACTTACACTCTACCAAAGCAACAATTACTTTTGAAATATCTTCATCTTTTTGACCATGAACAAAAACCGGACCATTTTCCAAGAAAAGAGATTTAAGATTGTTTTTTAACAAATCTAATAATCCTAATTTGACTTGCTTCATTTTAATTGGAAAAACTACCTGCTTTACTCCTAGCATCTTACATGCCCTGGCAATTTTATCAGCTGATTCTTCGTCTAAGCTAATCACTTTCTTAATTTTCAAATCACGACACAAATCAGCCAATTCACCTGGAGATGGCGGAGGCCCTTGAAATAATTGGCTTGTGATTTTAGCAATACCCTTCATAGATTTTTGATTAAATTTTTAATGACCTCTTTAATATATTGAGGATCATGGTTAAATAATACGTGTTTTACGAAGGTAATTGATTGTCCAATGGCAGAAGTAGGCGGTAAGTTTTTTTGTGAAATCTCATTAACATTAAGCGAATTAAACTTATTGCGCAATGAAAATAATGCCTTATTCCTTTTCTCTACCGGAATACGGTTAATAGTAAATCTAACAATATCTGATAAGTATTTTCCAACCAAGGAAGCTTTACCTAGCTCACTAACAGCTGCGTTTTTAACTAGCTTCTTATTTACTTTAATTTTATTCTTCTTATTGAATTTAATTAATGAGTTTTGCAGAGCTACTTTATCTGGCTTTTGTAACTTCTTTTTGATTGCTTGATCAAATTCTTTTTTAAACAATACCAAAAAGGCTCTCACCTGTGTTTTAGAGGCGTGCTGGCGCAGCTCTCTCATAATCGCGGAAAAGGAAAAATCCAATGACTTGGTTAAGTCAATCACTTTATCTTCTGCTTTGTTCTTGTCTCGGTGCTTAAAGAACTCTACTTGACGTAATCTCTTCTCAGCTTCTGATTTAGTATCAAAAGTCCCTAGGTTTTTGTCTTTTTCAGATAAAACACGATACTTGTCATTTGGCATCTTTTTAATTTTAGCGAATTTAGCTAAATCTTGATGGCAAAATGATTCATATTGCGAAGATAATTTAAATAAGTAGTTAATATCACTCATATTATTTTTTCTTTAGTGTTGGCGGAATGCCATCAACAAATTGTGACTTAATGCCTAGCGTATCACTGCTTCTTAAGAACATATCTTCAATAATTGCTTTTCCATCAACTTCACTCATCGCACGAATCGCTCTTTCATTGACAAAAAACAAATTCCCCAGTTCTATTTGCTTGCTGGATTTATTGACATAAGCGGAATTGAGAACTAAACACTCTTTATAAGCCGCCACTACTTTACCGCAAAAAACTGCCGGATAAGAGGTTGAGATTTGCTCTACGCTCACTTCCTCATAAGAATCACCCAGATAAATCTCAATAAATTTATCCTTAAAAACAGTAGCAATAAATTCTGCCAATGTTTTTTGACGATCTTTACCGCAATCTTCAATAGCTTGTAAAATCTCTTCTTGAGTTGTCATTAATTTCCCTTAAATTTTGATAAAAATTTATCATAGTATTCACTTGCAACTTTTGCATTTAGCAATTGATATGATGACTTTTTATTCATACTTAATTTAGTTTGAACTTTAACTCCACCAATTTTTAAGGTCGCTCTTCTAAAAGTATCAACCAAAGAAGCCGTCAACTCTTGAACAGCTTGAAAACAATCGTGACTTGGGCCTTGAAGATCGCAACTAACCTCGATATCATGATTGTTCATGTGAACAGAAGCCGAGGCCATCAATTCCTCTTCTAACACTGCACACAAGACTCGACCAAATTCAATTGAATTAACTACATTATTGGAATTAATTTTAATTAGACAATTATTATTGGTTAAGTATTTTTGATAAAGCGCCTTGTTGTTTTTTTCTGAAGCGGCGACTTGTTGTAAATAATTATTCACCACATCTAGAACTTCAGTATTTAATGTACTTGGCTTGGAGACTGGCTTTGGTGATGGTTTAGGGGGTTTCACTGAATCACTCTTCGTTGTTTGATTAAATAACTTATTTAATAAGGCTTCAGTCTTTTCATCATCTGTTTCATCTAATAATCGATTTAAAGTCTCTAAATCCTTATCATTATCTACCTCTTTATTTTTAGACAAAGAATTGTAAACAGAAGTTAAGTGCTTAGTGTATGGAGCTTCGTTAGCGGTATAATAACCAACTTCCTTTAATGCTTTTGAAAAAGAAGCAGGATCTGGGTTTAAAATAAATTGCCAAGCATTGGCATATTTTTCACCGCTTAAAAACTTGAGATAATCTTTGGTGCCTTCTAATAAATTAGGATAAGCGCGATATTTTAGATTTTTCTTCTCCCATTTTCCAGGAGACATTTGTTCATCAGTCGTTAAATCATCAAAATAATTATAACTACCTTTACCGTTAGTTGTGATATTACCAAGATTGTAATTCCACATGCTTTTACGATGACCGGTCTCCAAAGCATTATGAGCCATTACCATAGTCACTTGTTCTTTAGTTGGAGTACTAGAAAACAATTGCTGCCAAGCCTGAATAATAGCTTGGCTTAATTCATTTTCTGAAACTGCAGTTCTAACTCGTGGCACTCTGTTTCCCATAATTATCCTTCAAGATTGCGCATTAATTGCAACAAGTTAGCAGATACCACAGGATCTGTTTTCTTAATTAGTTTTGCATATTTTTTAATATAAGAAGCGACCAATCTAGGATCTTCTGATGACATTGACTCTAATGATTGAATAAATTTGACATGGGATGTTTTTCCCCAAAATTCCTTAGCCAATTGATCACTCTTAAATTCTTTCTCAGTCACAACTTCTTGACTCGATACTGGCTGACCAGATTGAGTCTCTTCTTCGAAAAAGATATTCGGAGAGCGAACAGTATCAGAACCATCTGTCTTGGTCGGTGAAACAGGTTGTTCTGGAACTAAATGAGGAGAACGAACGGTATCGTTAACAGTTGGTGGAGCTAAAGCGGGGGGTAGAGGTGGAACTACAGGAGCTTTAGCTGGAGCTGGAACTGCAACTGGAGCGGGTGTTGGGGGCTCAACTGACTCAGCAGCCGGCTCGTCAAAAACAGGGGCGCCAGCAGGAGTAGTTTTAGTCCAGTCATCAACACGAACTTCTTTTGAATTATCAACTTTCACTGGTGGAGCAGTAAAATCAATTTTGTCTAAAAAGCCCTTGACATTTTCTTGATAAAATTGGTTAAAAAACGCATTATAGTTTTGATACGATTTAGTGATTTTGGTAGTTGACTTAACATACTCTTCAATTTTTCTTTGAGCCCGAGACTTATCCATTTCGCCCAAAGCCACATTAATTACTTCTAAAAGAGCCTCTGATTTATTATATAAGTTTCTAGTATCTTTCTTAAGTTTAGAAATTTGCTTAGGAAATCTTTTCTCCCAAATAGCTAATGCTCGATTTCGATAAAAATAATCTTTAATGTTAGAAAAAAATCCAGCTTCTTTCTTAATGACAACTGATTGATCAGTAGCAAAACGAGTCTTCAAATCTTGAAGATATTTTCTTTGATCATCATCTAAGTCTTTAAAAAGAAAAGCATTATAGACGGCATCTAAGTTGAGATTTAGGCTTTCAATTTCTTTGACAACTGCCCCAACTCTATGATGAAATCTTCCTAAATTGCCAATTGCAGACATGTACTCACGTCGATTCAAATAAGAATCGGCCGTTTTCAATAAGTTCTTCAATGAGGCTTGAGCTTCACCATCATCACTATCACCTGAGACAAGAGAACGGATGGATTCATCCTTTTCTCGCAAATGGTCCATGACTTCTTTGAACTCTGGATTAAAGAACTTTTCGGTAATAATACCGCCAATGTCCATTTTTTCTCTAACTTTATTAACCATCTCAGTGAGAGATTTTTTTCTCTTAGCGATTGTTAGCATAAACTACCTTTGTATTAAGGTTTAGATATTGAAAATGCAATATTATCCATAACTATCTAGGCTAATTATGCTGGCGGACCTTGACCTTCTGGTGGTGGAGCTGGCGGAACTCCACCATCTAATCCTGGTAGACCTCCAGAACTTCCCTCTCCTGGTAATGAATCGCCTCCTGATTCACTATCTGACTCTTTCTCCAACTCCGGAATTTCATCTTCATCATCCAAAGAACGCAACGCATTGAGATCCATCGCTGCCAAAGACTCCCTTTCTTTTGCATTAATCGCATTTTGAATCGCTTCTTTTCTCATCTTTCTATTTTCATCTTCAAACTCTAAGCCCATCGAACGATACAAAGTATGTAAGGAAGCTCTCTTTGCATCGCCTTCTCCCTGAGTCAAAGTCATTAATGTATTGATGTAATCACCAGCATCAAATAATGACATGTGATTCCAATCAACTTCTGGAACAATTAATCTCTTTTCACCGCCAGAATAATCATAAAACCCTTGGATCTTAGAAATTGGAGCAAAAATCTTCCTCTTCAAGAAGCTTGACATCATATTACGGAATTGCATGTAGCGTTGTCGTAACACGTCCAATGCTACACCACCATTGGCATAAGTTGTATCTGCGCCACCATCCATTAAAACTGGTGGAACTTGTAAACCAACGTATATTTCTTTGATAATTTGACTAATATCCCCTGAAATATCATAAATCCCTTGGCCATAACCAACGCGCTCTACTGCTACACCAGAATGAGTAAAGATCTTGAAATCCTTATCATATTGCGCCTCTTCAAAGACATTTCTCCAAGCTTCTAGGTCAGCAAATGTAGGATGCAAACCATCGGGGCTGTCAGAGCCAACCTTCACCAAAGTCAAGGGATTGATCATATTATCTGCCTGGGCATACTTGCTATTTCCCTGAATTCCGATCTTGCCATTTCTGCGAGTGACAAACAATCCGGTTGGCACCTCCAAACACCAAACAACTCCCTCATAATCTACCTTATTGATCTTATTAGGATGTTGGTTGCTAGGGGCAATCACTGGATAATTGCCATCAGCCGCATTTGACCACGAAACACAATATTGCTTTTTACCAGAACTTAACTTTTTGGTAGAAATAGAAGGGGCAAAATTGCATTTAAAAGCAATCTCTTGAACATCATCAGCTAATTGAGAGGAAACAGTATAGTACTTGAAAGCAGTTGATTTTTTATTTTTAATTAGGCTGCCATCACCAGCAACTAAAGTATCCAATAACACAGATAAATGCTTGCTATCTAAATCCTTCACCCAATCAGGTATTTTCTTAAAACTAGAGGTAGATTGATCTTCAATTCCAATTTGGTCTTTGAAATAATCCATTAATTCTTTGCTATTAATTCTACCATTCCATCGATTCATTGGCTTTGACTTGAATCCATAGTCTAAGAAATTATTTGATTCAACTTCTCGTTCACTCAAGTTTTTACCAAAAAGTTGAGCGAATTGAGTAGCAGTTTTTTTCATGTCAGATAAACAATCAGAATCGACCTTTTGAACTAAATCAATATAGTTTTGACCCAAATAGCCTTCAGAAATAACATAGCCTAAAAACTTTAAATATAAGTCAGCCGGAACTTCTTTTTGAAGAACATTAACAGAATCAATAGCTTTGCCTTCAAAATTGGCAATGCCTTGGAATCGATATGTCGTTTTAGGATCAATATCTTTTGCATTAACTTTTTGCCAATCACCCCAGTTGGTTTCATTTTTAGTGGTTTTCTTTTGAACCCACATCTTATGGTTTGGAGTTACCTTAACATCTACATTTCGAGAAGTAAAATGATACATCTCGCCCTGGTACTGAGACATATGTAGCTCAACAGGCTTATGATACTCAATTTGATGATTTTGCGGATTAATACAGGCAACTTGAAAATCATCTTTCATTGTTAAGACGGCTGAGACCTCATTATTGGTTAACTCAACGCCATTAACATAATTATTATTTAACTCTAATTCTTTTAATGATTTAAATCCTAATTCCGTGAGAATTTCAGTATTTTCATCATAAGCATTGGCATATTGAATAGTAACTTTACCATTTCTTCGAGAAACTATTTTCTGACTAGAACTGATGTTTAATAGTTTGCCAGAGTAATCCTTCACGTCAACAAAAGCTCCCCCTCCATTTTTACCAGTCTTTTGGTAAGAGAAGACATTAGGTTGATGGCCGTATTCAGTGTCAGACCACATCACAATATATTCTGTCACTATTCTTTGATCTGACTTTTGGGCTTGAGAAATGCAAATATTAGGAACAAATCCTGATTTGAGCACTAATTCATATACATCATCAGAAAGCTTTTTAGAAATAGTCGAGTACTTAAAGCTCTTCGATCCTGTCTCATATTTAGAAATTGCCTCAGAACCATCTCCCTTAACTAAAGCATTTAATAAAACACCCATTAATTCTGGGTGTAAATCCAAGGTCCATCGTGGTAATGACTTGTCTTTTGATAAGACGCTATCATTGGTTCCAATTTCTTTGGCAAAGAATTCATGTAAATCTTTCCCGTGAATTGAGACGCTCCACATTTCTTTTGGACATTCCGCCGAGTATCCTGAACCGATTACTTTGACAGTATGATTTGCGTTTTTGTTCAGTAACTGAGCAAACTGATCAAATGATTCTTTCATATCTTGATAGCAATCACTTGATGTTAATTGATTGACCGAAATAAAGGCATCATATCGATTATTCTTAAAATTAGAATAAACGCAACCCTCAGAAACCAAATATCCTAACACCTTGAGGTATAACTTGATTGGAATATCTGCCTGACAAACAGAGACTGTTTCTGGGTAATTGGTATTATTAAATTTAGCTTTGGAATTAAATTTATAGTTAATCTTTTGGTCTAATAGTGATTTAGCTGGCGCCTTATCGAAATCTGTCCAATTCTTACCAATTTTTCTTTTAACATAGAGGTTGCTGGAAGGAAGAACAGCCAAATCTACTTTCTTGCCAGTTACCGAGAAAAGCTTGCCATGGTAATTTTCAATGGACATTTTCTCTGGATAATCATAAAAAATTTGATCATTCTCGTCGGCAAAGGCAATTTTAACTTTCTTTAATTCTTCATTATTTTGTTCACTAAAACACAAAACTTCATTCAAACGCTTAAATCCTTGATTTGTTAAGATTTCGGTCTGATCGTCATAGCATTCACGCAACTTATCAAAAAGCATTAATTGTCTGAACACGCACACCGGCAACCCAGTTCCTCTAATTTCATACGGACTAATTCTTCTTGCCAAATGTGAAACATGGAAATTATCCAATGGAATATTCTCTCCACGTTTAACTGAATCAATAATATGACTATTTAATTGTTTTCTTTGCTCAATATCATTTGGTTTATTGGAAAAGATAATTTTCTTTAAATTCTCATCCGGTCGTAACATGATAATTGGCTCATTAGCCACAACTGTTCTCTTCACAATCATGTAGTCTGGGTTTTGAATTAATAAACGACTCCATTTACCACGGCTTTCATCCAATTCGCTATACACGAATGATTCTCCTAATAACCAATATTCCTGCGCAATTTGCACGCAAATATTCATCAAATCTATTTCTTCAATCATATCATTGAAGAATGCCTCAATTTCTTTATTTGGGCACTTAATGTTTAATTTACTAATTGGATACGTGCTGTGAAGATTGATTGCATTATGTACAAATGGATTTAAAGCATAGAAGCTACGACACCAGGCATTGATCGTGGCTCGGTCACGAGGAAGATTCAAATTGGAATTTAACCACAATGGAGAATAAACTTCTGGCGTTTGCTTGACAGTATCTCCGCCACCACCGCGAAAGTTACCAGAGCTACTAACTACTTGAGCAAATTTCTTTTGTCCAACAGAAGAAACAACCAAACCATTTTGGGTGTTGGTTTCATTGGCAGTCGGCCCGGACCCATCTCGAAACAAACCCTGATCCACTTCATTGGAAATACCTTGTCGGCGTATTTCAGAAACAGATTTTGACATAATTGAACTAACTTGTGGGACAGAAGATTTCGCTTCTAAATATTTTTCCGAGTTAGAGGGCCCATTCCAAATAGAATTTTTTTTAATAGCCATGTATCCTCATTGCTTAGATCTTGAAGGAGTCTAGCTTCCATTGATTAGCAGAAACATTAAAGAATGTTTGATTTTTGTGCCGTTGGACACTTAATCATGCTTAATTAATAATATATCATTTCCTTGATGTCTCAGAACTTTCTTCTAATATATCCAGTTGTCACCAAAGGCTTATTTCCCGTATTAAAGTCAGTTTGCTGCAATAATGGGTTCAAATTAGTAAAGCCTTTCGTTAAAATAAATTTAAAAGCTAAATAAGCATTCAGCAAAGCCATGAAACCGTCATTCGGGGTTCCGCCCTTCACATAATGAAGCTGAGGATCACCTCCCATTCGAGAAATCGAAGGCTTAATCTCCATACTGCAACAATGATCGATTAACCAAGCAATTTTCTCATAATCACCATATGGGAACTTAATCATCCCCCGTTTTAACTGATCATATAGCTCTCCAATATAATAATCACGCTCAAAAACCAATTCCTTTGGGAAAGAGTCAGTTGTATATTTAATATGATGATTAACCTTGGGATGAGCCCGAGAAACTAAATATTTATCCCCATAAATTTGGTGCAAAGTCTGTGAAAAATCGTTGGAGTACCCAATATCTCCAATCGCTAAATTAACGCTATACTGCCGCATCAGCTGCTCAATCAATCCCTTTTTGCTCTCCGGATCATTTCTTTTAAATTTGGTAGCAAATTCAAGATGCAACAATCCCGGACCTTTCGCCGACAAAATAACTGCCGTACTGTAAGATTGTCCCCTAGATTTGGCATTTTCAACATCTGCTAATTGCTCCGCATCAGCCCGAGCACCATAGTCTATTCCCAAGACCACGATTTGCTGATCTGGTCCACTTCGAGCATCAATTCTAGAGCTAAATTTGCGATCATCTCCACATTTTTCTTTAATTTCTTCAGGAGTAATCGGGCTAGAGTCTCCTTGGAAAAACTCTCCAATAACTTCGTTCATGAAAACACGCTCAGTATTAATTGGGTGCTTTCCTGGAAGTTCGTTTTCAATATCTTCCCTGGTAAACATTGGCATGTATAATTGGTTGATATGGAAGCCAATCATTTTACAATCAGCGTCTTCGGGGTCTTTAAGCGCAACCCATTTGCCTCGTTCTGCGGCATCTAGTTTATTTTGTTCGTGCCCACAGTGTGTGCACTTGACAATGAATCCATAAATCCAAATACTCTTCCATTCATCCGTACCAGGAGTGTATAGGGGGAAATACTCCTTGCATTTCTCACATCCTAAATAATAATATTGCTGAGAAGAGGTTTGCCACATCTTATGGAAGTCGGATCCCTTTCTTCTTGGTGTTCCGAAATAAACCTGAACACCTTTTGAAGGTTTACCATATTTGGCAGTAGTTAATGTTTTTAATGAATTACCAATCGCAATGCCAGTCGTCTTCTGACAATTATGTACAATTGGACCACCCATATATTTACTAAATTTATTTGGTGATAAGATAAAATTATGATTATCTTCTACTTCAATATCATATACTATCTTTTCTTTCAAAGAATCTTGTTTCTTATCTAAAATCAAATATTGATATGGCAAGTACTTATTATTCCAATCATAAATATTTTGTTTTTCACTTATTTCAGCAGAGATCTTATATTCCATATCTTGATGAAGATATGGTGCAATTAATTCGCTTAATTTCTTAAAACTTTCTTTTCCAAAATATAGATAAAATTGATTGTCATATTTTTGATAGTGGCAATTAATTCCTAATTCAGAAAACTTCTTGACAAATCTTTTTTGACTTTCTTCATTAAAAGAACATGTTGATAATGTTGCAGAATCACCATTATTCCATCTATTGGTAATGCTACCATCATCCATAAACCAAATAGCTATCCCACGAGCATCTAATTCATCTAATACCCATTGTGGACAATCAGATTTATTCTTCGGAAAGTCTCTATTCATGCCAAATAATTTAGTTGTAAAAACTACAGCATTTTTCTTAGAGTATCCATTATTGTCTATTATTTTATAATTGCAATTAAAAATATCAGATTTCCATTTGCAATAATTAAATTGCTTCATTCCATGAATAACTGAGAGCCTAAATCTAGAAGTTCCTTCGCTTCTAACATGGCCATCACCAAGAAATGAGCCTAAAATTATTTGCTTTTGGTCTTCATTTAGAGCATTAATATGCTTGGTAGAATCGCTATAGCTTTTAATTAATGTACCTTCATTTATTTCTGATATTGGTTTCCAACCAAATTCAGTTAAAAACTTATGATTCGGGGTACATGATATTTTTCTACCACACAAAGAAATATCTAATAACTTTCTCTTTTCTCGCTTAAAAGCATTAGCAATTTTTTTATATTCAAATTTTTTAGTGTCTTCATTGAATGTCAATATGAATGGCAATTTATCTTTGTTAACAAATTTTTTATATAATAGCCCAATAGACATTTTCCCTAAATTAGTGGCTATTTTTTGATTGTATGGGAAACACTCATCGAAGAAGATAACATCAGCAGTTCGACCCATGACCCTATCCCCATCTAATCCAACCGACTCAATCCACAAGTGGTTACCACCTACGAACTGCTTAAAATGCAAAGAATCATTTGTCGCAGTCGATTGGTCTAATAACGATTGCATATAAGCTTTTGGCTTAAGTGTCTTGTTATTAGGATCAGATGGTAATGGTACGGAAGATGAAATGATCTGATTCAGCTTTGTTTTTGAATAAGCGGCAGCTAATTCTAACTGAGGAAATGCATGAATAATTCTAATTGGCGGCTTTTCTCCGACTCCAAAAATGCCGGACCCCATGAAATACATTTCCATCGCAGAAGCCATCGTGGTCATACCGACTTGGCGCCCCTTGACAATAATCACTGGCTTGGCCGTTGGCTCTAACGCCTTGACCCCAATATAACGGTATATTTCAGTTAACGGTTTGTAACCATTGCCAATTAATCGGAAAGGCTTTCCATCCAAGGTTAAATATTTTTGACAAAAATAAGCCGGATCAATGTTTAATAGCTTGTTTTTTAAATTATCAAAAAGGTCTTTGTCGGAGTCAGTCATATTATGATGGTTTTTTATACATAAAAAACCATAAGTTTAATGGCAAAATGTCGAAAATGCAGTTTAAATTTAGATGAAAGCAACTGTTCTAAATCTTTTTTAGTGCATCAAATCAATATTTGTCGTGTCTGCAATCAATCAGAGGATAAGGCTCGAATGATTAAGACGCGTCAATCTGTGATTGAAAAATTAGGGAATCAATGTGAATGTTGTGGAAACAAGCAATTTGAATGCTTATCAATTGATCATAAAAATGGCAATGGCATTGAGGACCGAAAGCAATTTAAAAAGTGGGAAAAGTACCTAAAACACTTAGTTAAATTGCCAGTAGAACAACTCTCTGCTGATTATCGATGCCTTTGTTTTAATTGTAACTGTACTATCGGTCAATATGGAAAATGCCCGCATCACTTTCAAGATTACAATTTAGAATCACTACCAACCAGTAATCGAGGGGCGAGAAACTGTCATCTTTCAACAGAAGAACAGAAAAAAAGAAATCTAGTTCTCCGACAAATTAATCGATTAAAAATCAAATTAGAAATGATTAAAGCCTATGGTGGTCGGTGTGTTGATTGTGGAGAAGACCACCCGCTATTTTTAACACTGGATCATGTTAATAACAATGGAAACTTAGAAAAATTAAGAGGAATTGACTTTTATCAATTCCTCAAGAAGTTAGGCTATCCTGGCAATCAACAGCAATTGCAATTATTATGCCATAACTGTAATCAAGCCAAAGAATATAGTAATCGAAGAAATAATCAAAACGTTAAATCAATCTTCCCAGAAAACTATCTTAAGATTAATTACTCGATTTCTTTGTTAGAAGAAGAAGAGTTATGGGAGAGTGCTAAAAAATTTTATGCGCAAATTATATTTTAACTGGATTTAATCCAAAGAAAGCGTCCGTATTGGATGGATCAATTTCCATATTGAAATCACGATTACCTAAATTACTATAATTAGTGTAAGTGTCAGGATTATTCTTTTTCGCTTCTAAATTCAATTTGCTAACTAAAATGACCAACTTATCATCATCCCAATCTTTTGGATCTGAGCAATCATTAGAGTGAATAGATTTAATCTTTTCAATGATGGCTGGGACTGGTAAATTGCCTTTAGTATCTCGAATGTAATTTTCAATGGTTCTCAAGACGTGAGGCACTTTTTTAATTACAATCGGTTGCATCTCTACTTTTTTATGCATCAAATTGTTTTGATCTGAGGCGGTTTTATTTTTAATATTGAGAACTTTGGAGGTAAAATCATAGTCTGATTTCTTTCCCTCATCAGATAGTTCTGCACCCTCTCCATATCCAAGAGTGTAGGTGTGCCAGTACTCTAATGGAATTTTGGTGGCTTTGAGTTCAGCATCTGGATAGTAATGAAAAAAGACAATTGATTCGGCTGCCTTTAGGGCTTGACCATTAGCTTTATTTGTTTGTCCAACTAATTTTCCTAGTTGATACCACTCTTGAGCTTTCACCAAATCTTTCATTCTATTAAATAGATTTTCATCTCCAGCAGAGGCAGTTGCTTTCTTCTGAGTGGAGTTATCTTGTTGATGAGATTGCTTATCAAGATAAGCAGATAACCCGCTTCTTTCTTTCATTTCCTCTACGGCAGCTTCTACCGAAGAGAACTTAGATTTCGTCCCACCATTCATAATGGAGTTAATTTGATCAAATAAAGAAGAATCTTGTTGGCGTGATTGGACCGCATCCTTTTGCAATGACTTTTCAAAATTATTTAGCCACTTATCTTCGCTGGATGATTGATCATTTTGTCTTGAAATCACCGGCTGATGTCGATTGTAACGAGACATAATTATCCTCTATAGTTAGCTGCAAAATCCATATTGTCGCTATCTTCTACATGTAATTCATATTCTGGCATAAAACCACGATCTTGATTAACTGCATATCCCATATCAGCTAATAGTTGCATCACTTCTGCTTGTTCACGATCGTTGAGCTTATAGAACTTGACTTGTCGATTGTATAGATCTTCAATATCATGGCCACCAGATACCATTCCATTAATACAGACTCTAGCAATTCTAGAAATCAATAATGGAACTGTTACGAAGACACCTTGAACTCCAGTAATCTTTTGACCTTCTTTCACCAAAGGAGCGTCAAATTCTGCTTTCTTTTTGCGGCTCTTCTTTTTATTGCTCTTCACCTTATCCAAGCGATCTTGCAATCTTTGAACACCATCATCAATAATAGCTCTGACTTTTTCTACTTGATTGGCATCTAATTCGCCATCGATATCTAATCTCATAGCCTTAGAGACTTCATTGTCTAATCTTTCTAAATAAGCAATTGCTCTTTCTAAACCAGCAGAATCATATCCTGAATGTTTCGGGACGCCATCACAACGTTCTTTGACCCACGCAACGAATCCAGTAGGCCCATGCTTTGACCAATTCCATTTTTCATTCTTAGCTGTTTTGGCTGCATTTTCATCTGAAACAGCGTCATTTTTATCTTTTTCGTCTTCTTCTTCCTCAGTCACTTCTAGAACTGGTTCTGGGTCTTTAGTGCCAGGTGGCGCTCCGGGTAGTTCCATGACTATTTGTAATTCTAATGGTTCATCACTAATTTCAACAAATTCCTCTGGACCACAATCTGAGGATACTTCTTTAACTTCGAGTGGAACTAATGATAAAGCCCCGCCCATTAAAGACTCTTTTGAAGGATCAACCATGATTACTTCTTGTGCTATTGATTGTAATGACATTTATACCTCGGTCTAGCTTCCATTTAGGATCAACAGAAGATCGTTTTATCAAACTATATGTAAAAATATAGCTATTTTAAATGCGTGAATTATTCTCATAAATTAAAGTATTTGGCCCAAGTGTTCCATAAAATGGATTTTCATCATTCGGTTGGCCTAGCTCCTCTTCTGAGATGTCAACACCATCCGGCAAACCATACAATCCATGAGATAAATATTGATCTAAAATGCTTTCAATATCTTCGACTGTTAAACAAGCCTCTTCACTATTCTCTGGATATTTTCTAGTCGCAAAATCTAAACTAGTTGGTGGCTTGCCCTCAAAATCATCTAACGGCAAGTATTTATCTAAATAGCCAATAGGATTAATGATTTCCATCATATTATCAGAATTACCTATAGCTAATCCAGGGTTAATATATTGATCATTCGGGAAATCAATTGCTTCTTTTAAGAAAGCGGCTCTAACTTTGATATTTGATTTATTTTGTTTTTTTCTTTTATTTTTCAAGAACTCTGAAATGCTCTTGTATCTTTGTATGGTATGATACCCTCCGCCTGGGCCTGGACCTGGGACATCATATAAATCATAATTACGATAAAATGGTTCATCAAACCTTGGTTCAACCTTCTCTGCCTTCTCGGATGGATACTTCTTTTTCTTTGGCTCCGGTTCATTGACTCCGCCACCACCCTGAAAATAGGCCATTTTATTAACGCTGCCTTGATTCTGATATTTTAAATAATATGGCCGAGCCTTCTCTGTAATTGGAATTAGAGGCCATAACTTCATTTTATCTAAATAGAAAGAAGTTTTATCTGGATCCTTTTCGAAAGAGTTATTTATTTTTTCAATTAATACTTTTTGACTAGCAATTTTAACTGTTTCGGGTCGAGCGGCCACAAATTCAACAATGGCTGGGTCAATATTAAAATCTAACTTAGCTGCTAAATAAATGGCACGAATGACTCTGTTTTTATTGCTAGTTAATGTTAGCTCGGGAGACAAACAAGTTCTAACTATTTTGTCATCAATATCATCAAATCCTCGTTGAGTTGGATCAGAAATACTTTTTAAGTCAGTTGAAAGTAATAATGCATTGCAAGTAAAGTCGCGACTAAACATTTCTTTTTGAATGTTCGTTGGATTTACCACCGCCATTTTTTGCAATATTTGTTCAATATTTGGAAGGTTAAAATTAGAAGAAAAGTCAACTTTAAAGCTACCAATATGAATTGAGGAGTGACCATCATCATGAAATTTATTCACGACATTATATTGTTTCTCTAATAAGTTTCCAAACTCGTACGCCAAGAGCTGAATTGTTTTGTCTCCCGTCGTGATATCTAAATCAGAAATATTATCCAATCGATTCATGAATCGATCACGAGGAACTCCGCCACAAATCATAGGTTGAGATGATTTGACTTTTTCTGAGACTTCATTTAGTTTCTCTAATAAATAGCGTAACTTCATTATTTAGTCTCACAATTGATTATTAAGCCGTTGGCTTAGCTGGTGGGGCGGGTGGAATAGGAGTGGCCGGAGCTGGGACAGCTTCGGGAACAGCACTTAAATCTTCTTCTACCTCTATTTCAGGAGTTTCTTTCTTTTGCAAGTCAGCATCTTCTTTATTTCTTCTCATTTGCTTTCGAGCAATTTCTTTATTTTTTTCTTTTTGTAACTCGTTACGGATACCAGCTGTTTGTGGGTTTTCAAAATCATTACCCTTCAAATCAATTTTTCTGGTTGACATAGCTCCGTGTAATTTAGATAAAATCTCTTCAACACGAGTAGAAATATAGTTGTTAGACTCAAGGGCCTTATTAGTAGCTTCAGACAATGATGGGAAGAATGAAGCTAGGCCTAAACTATCAAGCATCATATCAACAATACCCAATTGTCGTGGAACTTCACGGGTCTTGAAGATTTTAGCTAAATCTTCTAATTTGGCTACTACGTCGGCAATCGTAATTCCTGAGAAAACTTGCTCAACTTTATTGTCAAAATTACTGAGTGCTTCTGGATCCGTTTCAACAACAATATCATCTTCGCTTATTTCAATTGGACTTTCTGTCACAATTTCTTCTTCTTTGTCTTCTGGAGCCTTAACTTTAGTGGTAGCAGGATTTAATGGAGCTGGAGCTGGATTAGTTGTAATTGGTTCATCAACAGCTAGTTCTGGTCTTGCCAATTGAGCTTCAGTAATTAATAATTCATCTGAATCTGAAACCTCTAATAAATCATCTGATTTCAAATTATCTGAATTTCTTGGAGAATATTGGCCTTTATTAAGTCCAGCTAAGAACTCTTGAATGGCTGGAGATTGATTTTCTAAACTTTTAGGAGCCGCAGATGATGGGGCGCCTTGAGGCATTCCTGGTCCCATTGATGGCAATCCTCCTGGTGCTCCAGGATTACCCGCTCCGCTTGGGTCTCCAGGAGAAGCTG